TACAGAATATTGTAACACATACTCAGTCCAACTACCTGGAAAACCTGTAGTACTAGTATATATTTTAAAATTATTTAAAGCATATTCAGCTACTGCTGGATTCCAACTACCATACAAAAGATCAGTATTAAACGTGGTTGTTATAGTTAGTGCACCTCCTGTTCCTCTAAAGCCTTGTGAGCCTTGATAATATTGTTGGTTAGTTTCTGTTATTTGCGCCATTATGATTTTTCATTTTGTGAAACTGACATTGCTTCTTGTTCCGCAGTTTGTATTATTGTAGGATCGTTTATTATTATACCACAATATTTTAAGACTTGTGTTATAATATTAGTTTGTTCTGAAATATCTAATTCAAAATCCGTAGAAGTACCAGCATTGTATATATATTGACCTAAATTACCAGTAGTAAAACCCCAAATAGGAGCTGTAGGAACAGTTAAGCAATTTATACTTAAAACATCTGGATTAGGAGATACTCTTATTATTAATGAACCTGCATTATTAGTAGTGTAACATATAGGATATTGATTGGTAGGACTAGTTAAATTAGATCTTGTAATTAATTCAAAATCTTTTTTACTAGTTAATTGAGTTATTGAATTACGTACTGGATTGTTTACGTTTGTTGTATTGTATGTAGATATTATTTGACCTAATTTGTAGATAACGTTTGCGGTGTTGTTTTGCCAAGCTGTATTACCACCGACATAAGTAAAAGCTATATCTTGTTCAAATGGATATAACTTATAAGCAGTGTCTTTAAACATGTTAAAGAACTCTGTGTCATTCTGTTGATTGTTTTGATTGTATCTATTAACTTGATTTCCGTCTGGAAAATAAGCTTGAAATATTTCGTTTTGTACTTGAGCAGAAATACTATTAAACTCTGATGGAGTAACATATCCTCTTTGTTCTTTGTTTAATATGTACAAGACTGTTGTGTATACTGTATTTATATTTACTGCCATTATATTTTTTTTATTATAATACAGAGGTGACAAAGTGTCACCCCTCTATTATTATCACTTGTTAATTGAGCTTTTTATCTATAGATTTATAAATTTCTACTCCCTCATCTGTTTTCAAGAAAGCAGCAAAAGCTGAATAAGGGTTTTCATCAAAAGGAACATTCATTAACTTCCTGTTGTTTGATCCCCAAGAGAACGTTCTTTGATCTTGAGACAGCTTTATTATACCTAGTTCCCTAGCTTTAATAGAAAAATTTCTCAATTGCACATTCTCATCATTAGCTAATGCAATAAATAACTTTGGATTATTTTTTGCAAACAATAATAAATCTCTTTTAATTTCTTTAGAGCTCATATTATTTACTTCAGAACCTTTTTCAACTCTCAATATAGCTTCAGCATGATCTATATCTATGTTTCTAGCTGCATTTAATGCTTCTATTTCCATTTCTAAATCATATAATTCATCTTTAGCTTCTGCTACAGCACTATACTCTTCATATATTTTATTTTTTAAAGGGTGATATAGTGAAAGTAGTTTTTGTAAATTCTGTTTATTTTTAGGAACTTTCAAAAAACCGTCTCTAAAAATTATATGACCCATCGTTGCTTCACCTTTTTGTTCGTCGACTAATGGTGAATCTTGATTGGTTGCATATCTTATTTCTCTTTGTTTTCCTGTAGTCTCATCAAACCAAAGTAATGCATGCTTTTTTGAATGCTTACCTGGTATTGTTAAAGTTAAAGGAGACTTATCTCCTTTTAAATAATAAACTCTATCTCTTACTTCCCATTTTGGGCCTTGAGGTTTTTTGACCTCTACTTTTTTTTCATTTTTTGACATAATATAATATAATTAAATAGTTAATAATAATTACCCCGCCCGAAGACGGGGATAATTATTTAAATTTGGATTACTATAATCCTTGGAATAAAACGAAGTTGTTAGCAGCTTGAGTTACTAAACATCTTTCAGATAGGAAGTTAACCTCCATAGCATCAAGAGTTGAAGTAAATGCACCACCAGCAGCACCAGTTAACCATGATTTCATTCTTCTGTCGTCACCTTGAGAAGCTCTATATCTTACGTGTAAGAAAGGTCTTCTAATGTTAGTACCTAAGATTTGATCATAAACAGTACTTGTTCCAGCAGGAACTAATACACCTTCAATTGAATTTGTACCAACGATAGCACCTCTAGTAGAAGCATCGTTTAAGTATTTCCAATCAGTTTTATAGAAGTCATAAGAACCTCTTCTAAAACCAGAGAAGCCTAAGTTAAGTGCCATTTCTTCTGAATTTTCGAATAAACCGAAAGCAGTACCACCAGCGAAACCACCAGAGATAGAAGCTAACATATCGTCAAAATCAAGAGATGTTTGTCTCTGTAAGAATAACATGTTTTCTTCAATAGCTCCTTGAGTATCTAGGTTTTTAAGAATAGCATCAAACTCATCAAGTCCTGCAGCCGCTGTAAAACCAACGTTTACATTACCTCTAGCTCTAATAGCAGCAAATAAACCTTGTGTACCTGGTAAAACAGCAGTAGCATAACTTCCTGCAGCACCATTAACGTTAGCGTTTAATTCACCTTCTACCATTGCCATTTCTAAGTAATCTTCGAATCTTAATCTAGTTTCAGATTCAGCTTTTAAATACCAAAGGTATCCAGAAGCACCATCTTCAGTAGCAACTTCAACCCAACCAATCTGCGCCATATCAGATCCAGTAACAACGTACTGATCTCTTATGATTACTGGTGAGTTAGAAAACTGTGTAAACGAAGGGTCAACACTTATTCTAGCAGCAGAGTTTCCTACTCCTGCTCCAATACTTGATCCTTTTGTATAATCAGAACCATAAACAAACATTTTTACAGCACCAGTTGCACCACCACCAGAGATAGTAATACCTTGTGCATCAAATGTTGCGTTAGCAAATGGTTGAACTGTTACGTTACCAGCAGCTCTTGCTGTAACAATACCTTTTGCTTCTGTCCCGTTAGGGTCTAAAAGCACAACAGTATCATTAATAGATATAACGTTAGTTACACCTGCAACACCAACTGGAATTGTAACAACAGATGCTAAACCAGCACCAGCTCCTCCTCCTGCAGCTACACCACAGTTGTCATAGGATATATGTAATCTATTTTGTTCAGACCAGATTACTTGATCTGAGGTCATTGGCATCTCTGCACCAACCATTCTCAAAAAGCCAGATAACGTTCTGTTTCCATAACGCTCTACTTCTTGTTCGTAAATTTCTGGTAAATATTGTTGCGCAAAGTCATTCGCCCCACCGTTAAAAGCTAAATAAGCTGAAGGTGATGGAGTTTGAATCGGACTTGGAATAATACTACCAAATTGTGGAGATAAACTCATAATTTTAAATTTTTAATTAGTTAAATTTTCTTTTTTTGATTTTCAATTTAGAAGAATCAGCTCCAGAAACAGATTTAACTTTAAAGCCATTTACAAAAACCTCGCCCTGTTGGGTTCTAGCTTTTACAGGTGATAAATTTTTAGATTTATTCACTACGTCTTTAACTGCATCTGCTTTTCCTTGCTCATAAAAATGAGACGCGATTCTATCTACATTTTCAGCTGCATAAATTGCTTTGTGATAACCAGCCGCATCAGTAACATTACCTTCATTGTCTAAGAACTTCTTAACTAAATTGTTAATGTTGGATTGGTTTTCAGCAACTTTATCTACATCCTTTATATTGTACTTATATTTTTTATCTCCCACCGATATATCGAAACCTTCGAAATTTTCATTGAAAAGTTGTTTTGTATTTTCCTGGAATGCTTGATGTTGTTGCTCAGCTATTTCTTGCTGCTTATTGTATCGATTGAAAAAGTCCATAGCTTTTTGTTGATCCTGAGTTACGCCGGTTCTCAACTTGATTTCGTCGTAATATTTATTCTTAGTTTCTTCTAAAAAGTTTTTAGCTTTTGCAATCTCCTCTTTTTTAGCGAGTTTTTTCTTTTTGACGTCACGCTCTTCGTCAATTTCTGTATCGAAATCGAATTTATCTTCCATGATAAAGTCTATTTCTTCAGCATCTAAATGTGGTTTAGTCTGCTTATAATATTCTTTTAGTAAAGTAGTATCATCTACATTAGTATAATCAGCGTTTAATCTAGTGTAATCTTCTATTGTTCCACCAGTTTCTTCCATAAAATTAACTAATTTTTCGATGTTCTCAGGTAATTGTTTACCTAATACTTTTTGATCTCTAACAGCTTCTTTTACTTCTGCTTCTACTTTTTTAACCTCTTCAGTTACTTCTTTGATCGGAGAAAACCCTTCAGTAGTCTCGTTGGACTCTTGTACAGGTTCTCCCACCTCTGCGCTATCTCCGGATGGTTTTTCCAGAGGTATCTCCTTTGTTTCTCCGATTTGAATGGCATTATCTTCTTCTTTAAGTGCTTCCTTAGGTATTGTAACCTTAGTAACATCGTTAGGTATTTCTATTAATGGTTCCTTAAAATTAACTTTTTTAACCTCTTGTTTAACATCACCTAATTGTTTAGGTTTTTTAGGTTTTGATTTTACTTTAAAGTCACCTTCCTGTTTAACAGGTTCATTTGTTTTTAATTCTGACATAATATAATATAATTAAATAATTAATAAATTAAACGCCTAGCATTGAGCCAGTAACGTCTTTTTGTTCAAAGTCTATAGGTTGTAAATCATTTTTCCTTTGATCTATCATTTTACTTTGTTGCGTACCTTCCATTTTTATACGCTTATCTTTACGATCTTCTATTCTTGATTCTTTATCTTGCATTGCCTGCATATCCATTTGCTTCAATTGCATATCATACTGAAATTGAGCTTGCATTTTCTCTTGCTCTAACTGCGCTGCAGTTTGCATACGTTGTATTTCCATTTGAGATCTAGCCTGTTCATATTGAACTTTAGATCCAGAAATAGCTTCTTGTTTTTGAACTTCAGCTAATCCTATTTTTTCTGCAGCTTCTGCTTGAGCTTCAGATTGAGCTTTGGCTTGAGCCATAGCGTTTTGTTGATCTTGTTTTCCTTTTACTTTACGTTTTACTTTAAGTAATTGATTAGCTAATTTAAGGTTTTTAATTTGTCTTAAATCAATAGCGTCTTCTAAATTAATATCACCTTGTTGTAGAGCCATTTGTATATTTTGCTCTAGCTGAGCTTGTTGCTCTTCATCTGGTTCTAATTCTAAATAAATACCAAAGTCATGTAAATTTAAATTACTTATTTGAGCTAAGGTGTTTACATTATAGTTTGATATGTTATTCATTAAAGACTCTGCGGTAAGTGGAAACTCTAATGCATCTGCTATTTTTAATGCTATATTTTCTGCTATCCTTAATGTAACATATAAACTAGCTTGTTTAATGTGTCTAGTAGCTACGTTAGAAGCGTTAGCTGCCATTTTTTGTAATCCAACTAGTGTTTGTTTATCAGGTGTGCTACCATCTCTAGCTTCATTTAACCCGGTCACATCTCTTATCATTTGTAAATAATACTGATAAGTGCTAATTAAACTTTGTATTTTACCTTGACCAGAGCTAGCTGTTAATTCTTGAATAGGAACTTTACCTGGATTCATATCACCATCTTGAGTTAGTGATCTACCTACTATACTACCAGTTTGGAAATACATATTTAATGCTTCTGCTGGGTTATAATTAGTTCCATTACCTAAATCTACTTCAGCAAGGCCATCCATATCCAAATATACACCATCTGGAACCATCTTTGACATTACTTGCTGTAATTTTAAATGTGTTAATTGAATCATATCAGCAAATCCTATACATTTACTTACCAACGATTCTATTCTACCTTTATACATACGAGGTGCGCAAATAGCATAATTCATTTCTACTTTAGTAGTATCAGACATAGGTCTAGACATGTTTTGGGCAAGTTCCCATTTCAACATAGTATCTGTTCCTAATACTTTAGCACCACTATATAAAACCTCTATACTTCTACTAACTCTTTCATATCCATCATTAGGTGGTGGGTTGAATTGATCAGTTTTTTCTAAAGCTTTTTGCAATCCTTGTTCTGTTTGTTTTATTTTAAAAACTTGATTATGATAAGTTTTATAATCAAAGTACATTACTTGAACCGTGTTTTCATCATAACCACCCCAACCTGTTATATAGTTTCTATTTCCAGGCATTTTTTGTATTCTTTCTAATTCTTCATTAGATATATCAGGAAATTCTTTTTTAAGTTCAGGTATTGTAATAGACTTTATTTCTCCAACATAATATATATCTTCAAAATTAGGATCTTCTGTATATGAATAAACCATATAAGCTGGATCTACATAATCAACTGTTATACCTTCAGCTGTATTAAAGTTTGTTTTACAAGCTGCGATTCCACAAACAGTTAAATCCATGTTTAATCTGCGTTTTGTTAAGTCATATTTGTTATGATCCATAACAGAAGATATAGCTTCTTCTTCAGCTATTTCTATACTTTGCTTATACGACAACTGCATGTGAAGTTCAAGTTCTTCTGGAGTTTCTGGTAATACCTCAGGATTTTTACTTTGATATAAATTAATTCCTAATGATTGTTTTAATGAATCAAGATATTCTCTAGCCAACATATCTTCTTGTATTTTAGCAGCGTATTCAGTTCTTTTCTTTACTGAAGAAGGATCTTGGGCGTAAGCTTTAATATCATATGTTTTAGCAGATATACCATTAACAACAATGTCTACAAATTTAGATAATATAGGAACTGGTTTCCAGTCTAAATTAAGATAAGACAAATCACCATTAATAGATAATTCATCTTTGTATTTTTGTATACTTTGTTCTCCACGAGCATACAGTCTTAATTGATGAAATTGATTCCAATTAGTTAAATACCTGTTTCCATTAGTTCTACCAGTTTTAAACCACTCGTATTCAATAGCCATAGCAACTTGACTACCATATTCAATACTTGCTTTTTCAGCATCACTCACTACTTGACTAGGGAAAGCACTATTGGTATTAGTATATATATTCATTAATTTATAATTTTTGATAAAGTTCCTTTATTGTTGTATTTTTTTATACCCAAATCAACAGCTTTTAATTCTCTCTTGTTAACAGGTGAATACCTGTGTTTGTTACAAGCCATTAAAGCTAAACCTGAACTAATTGAAGCATCATGAGTTGTCCTGTTATTTATATTAAATTTAGACCAATCCTCTAATGTTCTTTGAAAATACATGTCTCCATAACCTGTTTCTTTTAATCCTATAAAATGTTCTATATAGGTTTCAATTGCAGATGCGTGAGCTTGTTTAATGTCTTCGCTTGAATTAGGTATACCACCTATTTCTTTTTCTGTAACAGATAACTTATTTCTTTTTTTATCTGGTCTGTTCATAGCAAAACCTCTATAACCCCTACGTTTAAAATAATAAAGTAATCTTGGTTTGTTGTTTTCTGCTAGTATTGGCATGCCATAAAATACACAAGCCATAAGTACATCTTCAAAAAATATCTCGGCAGTTTGTGGACGCGCTATGTATTCTAAGAAAAAATGATTAGGTGGAACTTCTTCCATGCTAAATTTTGTTAAACCGTGTAGAGATCCGTTAGATCCTCTTTTATCTACTGTTCCTGATATATCATATGGGTCACATCCAAAAGCACCACAATGCTCATTACCAGGATAATTAATTCCATTTTTTAAATATCTTTTGTTTTGAAGTTGTGCAGGTGGAACCCAAGTTACTAAAAATCTTCCTTGATTGTTTGGAACAAATATAACTTTTGTGTCTTTTTGACCATTTTCCCATTGAAAACTACCCTTTATAACTCCTAATGTATTTTTTAAATCTTCATTAAAATCTATCTGTTGATATATTTTTGTAAGATTAAATAAAGATGATTTAGATTCATCTCTAAAAGCATGCTTAGTAGTTCTTGGGAATTGTCTATAAAATTCATTTAACCCATCTTGATCTTCTTTTAATCCTTCTACCTCATTCTCCCAGTATTTAACAACTCCGAGTTTAATTGGTACTCCATGAGGTCCATGCACTTTTCTTTGTGGAGTGTCGAATACAGGCATCCCGTAAGAATCAATGTATCCTTCGTAATTCCATTCCATAGGAATGAACAAAGAATATAGTCCTGAGCGAGTCTGTCCATTGCTGTTTCTTTTCGTAACATCTGAATCATCATATAGTTTTTTAAAATTTCTACCTCCTTTATCTAATGCGTTAGATGTTGATCCCATCATGCACTTACCAATAATCCTACTACCAAGTCTTAGAGTGGTTTTTGTAACCCTCCAGTTATTTAAAATATTGTTTGGTCTTTCCCATTTACCAGATTCATCATGTACTAATAGTTTTAGTTTTTCACCATCATAACTATTATCTCCTGTGTTTTTCCAGTCAATTGTTGTATCAAGACCTTGTAGTTCTAAATCTTCACTTCCTGATTCTATACTTTTTCTAGTAAATTTAGAAGCTGGCACTCTATATGCTAATTCTGTTTTAGGTCGATCCATACCATCTTGAATCGGTTTAAAAAAGAAAGGATAATTAACTGATATTGGAACTACTTTGTCAGTAAACATTTTTTTAGCATCAGGACCTGTTTTAGATAGTATTCCATACCTTGAATCACTAGATATTGTAGCTAAGTTTACAACTTCTCCTGAAGCCATAAAAGAAAATCCAGAACGTCTGTTTTTAAGATAACACATTCCATATGCTCTTATATCAGCTTTACAAGCTTCCCAAAATATAAAGAATAATCTATTTGCTTCTCTATAATCAGGTGCTCCAACATCAATCTTAGACCATTGCAAATACATGTAATGAGTACCTGTGATATAAGTAGCTTTTCCTTTATTATAAAACCAAAAACCTTCTTCCCGTCTTTTAAATTCTTCATCAATATATTCAAACCACTTTTCTTTAAAGTCTTGAGGATATTGTTTCCAATCAAAAACTGTTTTAATTTTACTTAAAGTTTTAGGATACTCAGTCTTATTCCATTTATCATTTTCAAATTTATGAACCTTTTCTTTTTTAGGTAAAGCTATTTTTAAATTTTGAATTTCATACACCTCACCTATTTCACCTGTTTTAGATATAACTACTACGTCGTGATCTTCATTATATCCATACTCCCACTTCTTAAATTTATTTTGTTTTTTAAGAGTTTTAGGTTTAATATAATCAGGTAATACTTTATATAAAGTTTGCTCGTACATTACTTAGATCTCCCTTCTGCAAAACCTTTAAAAGTAGTTTCTTTCTTCACTTCTTTAGGTTTATTTTCTAACATATCTTGCTCTTCTTGTATTCTATTCAAAATCTCAAAAGCATCAAATATTGCTAATTTTTTAGTAGCTGCAGCATTCTTTAATCTATCTGCGGAAATATCTGGTCCAAAATCTATAATAGGTTCTTTAGCAACTTTAATTAATTCTTTAACTGCTACTCGCCCAGCTTGGATTATATTCTTTTTCGTTTCCTTTACGCTCATACTTTATAACAATATCATTTGATTTCATACAATATAAACGCTCTCCTTCTACTAAAAACTCCCATTCTCCATTCGGAGTATAACCTACTAGGTCTTCTGGGTTAATATTAAGTGCGTTTAATGAGTTATTACCATATTTTAATATGCCAATTAACTTTTTCTCTTTATCTAACGTTAGATCATCAGTATCTTTAATAGGTTTTATAAAACATCTATCGCCAAAACTATGCCAACCTTCTTTATTTTTATATAAATATACCTGATCAATAGCGCAAAAATACAAATCATCTTTAAAGTAAGATCTACTTTTCTTCTTTTCACCTTTCATATCATAAAAGGTTCTAAAAACATTTTGATGAATTACTACAATATCTCCTATTTTTACTTTAGTATTAAAAGCTAAAGGAGTTTGTTTTACTATTGCTAATCTATTTACAAACTTCCAGTTTTCAATTTTAGTATTAACAACAATATCTTTGTTTCCAATCTTTACCGTGTTACTATATTTATCACCTAAAGGTTGTATAATAAAATCATATAAACTTTTCATTAGTATTCTAAATCATACTCAACAGATATTGCCATGTTAGAATTAAATTTCTTCCAAGGCAATACCTCATTGTTTTTCTTTATATAAATATTATAAGAATTATCGGATTCTTCATATATGATATAAGCTATATCATGCCCACCATAGACTTGTTGTCCAATTGCATAATGCATGGCGTCATTTTTATAATCAGATCCAATACTGATTTTTCTAATATTACTTGTCACCTTCTTTTTCCTCTTCTATTTTAGAATAAGTACCATCAGATAGATTAATATTTACCTTTCCGTATTGTTCTTCTAATTCTTGTTTAGTTTCTTCAACAACTTTAGATATATCATTTATTTTTTGATGTATATTATGTTTTTGAACATCTAATACACCTAATGATCTTAACAACTCGCTAAGTTCAGCTTGTTGTTTGTTTACTTTTTCTAATTGCTCTTCAGTAATTTTTTTAATTTCTTCACTCATGATTTTAATTTAATTTAATTTGTTATTATTCTTATTTATATAGTCACCTATATATCAGGTATTTACATACTTGATTCTCTACCAGCTACTAAAAGCGTAGCACTAGTATTTGTACTTAATACATAGTCAACGTAAACAGGTACAATATCTCCTGCATCTAATCCAGAAAACTCAACTCCATCTCCTACAACAGGTAGCAAACTTCTTACCTCATCTACTGTTAAAGTAGCATTACCACCACCACCAGAAACTGTTATTGTGTCTCCTACTTTGTATCCAGCACCAGCACTATTACCTATAGCAACCGCTGTTACTGCTCCAGCACCTACAGTTGTGTTTACTGTTAAACCTGAACCACTTCCGCTTGTTGTTGTAGCTACGTTGTTTCCTCCAGTATAACCAGTACCTCCAGCAGAAACTGTTAA